CATGGGCGGTGGGTGACCACCTCCTCATCAACGCTGACATGGGTGGCACCCTTGACCCTGCCAAGATCGACAAGGTGGACAACACTGACAGCGTGACGAGCGTGGCGGGGCGTACAGGTGCAGTCACCCTCTCAACAGCTGACATCTCAGGCTTGGCTACTGTGGCGAGCACAGGCGCCTACTCTGACCTCACAGGAGCTCCCACGCTCGCAACTGTAGCAACCACAGGGGCCTACTCTGATCTGAGTGGAACACCAACGCTAGGCACAGCCTCAGCTGAGGACGTAGGGACGAGCGCGGGGAACGTAGTGCAGCTTGACGGATCGGCTCGTTTGCCTGCGGTCGATGGCTCACTCCTCACAGGCATCACGGCAAGCGTAGCAGCGCTTAATGATGTCGGAGATGTCAACGCACCGACGCCAGCCGACACCAACGTCATCAAATATAACTCCACATCAGGCGATTGGGAGGCGGGGTCGGTCGCTGCCTCTGAGGTGTCAGGGCTCGCGACTGTAGCGACTACAGGCGCATATACTGACCTCACAGGGACGCCTACCAATGTCAGCACCTTCACCAATGATGCAGGCTATCTGACAGAGGCTAATTCTGTTGTTTTACAGTACAACAGCACCACAACAGCGACAGCGGTCAGCACTAAAGACCTGCATATATACCGCTTATATGGTGCGGGTGGCTTCACTCTGACTGTGAGCTCCTCAGTATCTAATAGCCTAGTGTTGATCAATAACATCTCATTTTCAGCCTGTACAATCTCGGGGCCAACGTTTAGGCTTAATGGTGAGGGGCCAACAGGCGGGGGCACTTCGATCACTGTTGAGGCAGGAGAGAGGCGTCTCTTTTATTTAGAGAATAGTGCTTTATGGCTCGAGACTAACTCTACTCTTCTTGATCGCCTCGCAGGTGTCAGCATCTCGAGCCCATCAAATGGCGAGGCGCTAGTCTATAACGGCACATCAGGCGATTGGGAAAACAGCACAGTTAGCGCGAGCGTCGCGGCCTTGAATGACATTGGTGATGTGAGCGCGGCAGCTCCAAGCAACACCAATGTGATCAAGTATAACTCCACATCAGGCGATTGGGAGTCAGGCGCGGTGGCCTACTCTGAGGTCACAGGAACGCCAACCTTGGGCACAGCCTCAGCTGAGGACGTAGGGACGAGCGCGGGTAATGTAGTTCAGCTCAACGGCTCTGCTCAGCTCCCAGCTGTTGACGGCTCACAGCTCATCAACCTTCCATCAGCTCCTGTCACATCAGTAGCTGGTAAGACAGGCGCTGTCACTTTGGTGGCGGGTGACATCTCAGGCTTGGCTACTGTAGCAACCACAGGCGCCTATTCTGACCTGAGTGGAACACCAACGCTCGCCACAGTAGCCACTACAGGCGCCTACTCTGACCTGAGTGGGACGCCCACCTTAGGGACAGCCTCAGCTGAGGACGTAGGCACGAGTGCGGGGAATGTGGTCCAGCTTGACGGCTCCGCCCGTCTGCCTGCTGTCGATGGCTCACAGCTCACCAACCTTCCAGGCTCACCAAAGCCTAACGTCTCAGTTTCCTCACCTTCAACTGATCAGACGCTTAGCGCACCCTCTACTAATGAGGAGGCGTACATCTACACGCCATCTACACCGATCACCGTCAATTTGGTTGCAGCTGCCACTTGTACATCTGGCTTTAAGTACCAGATCAAGAACAGGAGCACCAACGCCATCACGATTGACCCGAACGGCTCAGAGACGATTGATGGGGCCTCGACGTTTAGCCTCTCGACACAAGAGGCCAGCGTGACGCTCATCACTGACGGCTCAAATTGGTTTATCATTTAAGGTGTGAAAGATGACTTATAAAATTACACCTACGGCATCAGGTGGCGTAAGCCTAGCGCCTACCTGTCTCATACAGATCACGCTGTCTAGCGCTCAGACTGCGAGCTCTGGCGATGTGGTCGCGTTTGACACTATCGCATCGACCTCAACACCTGCTCTGAGCCTAAACACCTCAACGGGCGAGATCACGCTAGACAGCTCTAAGCACTATTATATTCAAGCTTCAATTCAGATCGACAGGTCAAGCACTACGTCTAGTTTCAATTTCGCGTGGATAGACAGCAGTGGGACAGTCTTAACCACCTCAGATGGTGGCTATGATGCTACTTGGGAGTATCACACGGGGACTGTTGGCGATACGGCAACATGTACAGCCAACTATATCACGCGATCTCCTACTTCAGCAGTGAGGCTCAAGGCAATAACGCTTGCTACGAGCTCCTCTGTGCGTACTGACACGACTGTATTTATTATGGAGGTCACACCATGAGCTACACACCACCGACTAATACTGTGGAGCTGACTGTATTTAACGCCTACAACACGAGCGCTCAGACTGTGCCAGGTGGCTCCAATAATGTAATCATTCAAGTGCAGGCTTATAATGATTGTTCAGCTGATAGCGGGGCAAGTGGCGGTCTGGATTTAGTTCAAGCTGCCTTTGTGCATGGTGAGATTAGGACGACAGCGCCAACTGATAGGCATCTCGTAGCTCTCAAGATCGACAATACCTTACAAAATGGTGGCTGGGGCGAGCAGATCAGCTGTAATAGCACAGTCAGGACTGAGCATGATGACGGCACATATTCAGTATGTGACTCAGGTGACACCTTTTTGAGGTTTCATTCGGCCTCTGATGCTGCCAATTCTGATGTAGGTGAGACACGCCTAATGGGCTTCTATCTGAATCAATAAGGAGAGGCTAATGAGCTACACATCTGACACACTTGACCGCATTCCAAGTATTAAGGTTGACACCTATAGGCAAGGGAATTTTTCATTCCCAAACATGCAGTATGTGTCGCCAAGCACGACATACACCCATGTAACGTCAACATCTACCGTGTTCACTCTCGCAAAGGGTTATCAATACTACATTGAAGCGGGACCAGGCGCTCGCTGTGGTGATCTTAATGGAAATACAACGTGGCAATTATATGACGTCACAAACAGCGCATACATTGGAAGCTCCGCATTCATTAACTTAAGCGGGTCTACAGGCTCCAACGCTCGACAAGGCCGTCTCGTATGCTGTGCGCTGATTCTTGATGCTGATATTCCTAGCGGGGGGCTTGAGATTAGCTTGAGGCGCACTGCTTTGACGGGCTCAAATTGGACATACAACGTAAATTCTGTTGGGCTCGCAGGGTTCTTTACTTGTGGCTTCCCTACCTTCAGAATCATGGAGATAACAGCATGAATTGGGACAAGATCAAGGACATCATCACAGTCGCCCTCATCCCTGTGCTCGGTTGGGTGATGATCACCATGAGGGACATCGGCACCTTGCAGACCAAGTGTGATCAACAGGCAGCTCAGATCATGGCGCTTGAGGCTGAGACTAAGACGCTCAACAAGCGCACCCAAGCTATTGAGGTGCAGAGCGCAAAGATTGAGGTGAAGCTTGAGGCGCTTGGCGCTCAGCTCACGCGCATCGAGCGCATGTTGTCAGTGTATGAGACAGCTAAATGATTCCTCCCCATGACCTCAACCTCACTCAGGCGCTCTCGATCATTGCTGTGTGGTCTGTGCTCGCCATTGGCGGGGGCGCGTGGATTGGCGTCTCATGTTCTGAGGTTGACTGTGGCACCTGTGAGGAGGCTTTAGGTGTGGCGATTGAGAAGCGCCAAGCCTGTGAGAAAGAGCTCTTGACCAATCTACCTGACAAGTGTGAGGATGAGCTCCGCCTTGAGCGTGAGCGCTGTGAGCTCACTCTTGAGAATTATAAGGCGCTCCGCTGTCGCATCTGTGAGGCTTCACATGACACCTATCCTCCTCAGCCTGTTCACAATCCTCACACCGCTGCCTCAACTAAGTGAGCCTCTGACCCTCACTACAGGTGAGGTCATCACGGCGCGCTATATTGAGCCCTCTGATGAGTTTTGCTTAGAGCTAGGAGAGTTCGCTCGTGTCCAATCTGATCTACTCAATCAAGAGGAGTATTGGACTAGGCGCATTGACCTTCTCAAGGCTTCCTTTATTGAGGAGCTGGGTAAGGTTCAAGACAATCACAAAGCGGTTCATCAGGCGTACCTAGATGAGCAAGCCAAGCTCGTGGAGCTAACAGCTAAGGCGATTGAGGAGCGGGACTTGGCGCGGGATGATATGTGGTGGTGGAGAGGGGCCACGCTTGGTCTGAGCCTCTCCACGTCTGTGACAATTATCTATCTGATCAGCAGATAGACTAGACCAGGGGCTCAGCCCCATAGAAGGATGGTGACCCATGCAGAATGATCTGCTTGGACAGGTGGCTTTCTCTGCTCAATACGCGCGTCCCCTAGTGGGTGGCGGTGGCCGTGAGCTTTGGGACCATGCAGTCAGTAGAGTAGAGGCTATGCACCTCAAGCGCTACCCACAGGTGGTGGGTGAGACGATGCGCGCCTTTAAGCTCGTCAGGGACATGAGGGTGTTTCCCTCTCAGCGCTCGACACAGTTTGGTGGGCGTCCTATCGAGCGAAACAACATGAGGATTTACAATTGCACCTACTCCCCATGTGACCGCCCACGCTTCTTCGCTGAGGCGTTCTGGCTCCTCCTCTCAGGCTGTGGAACAGGCTTTAGCCTCAGAGCTAAGGACATTAACCGCCTCCCGCGCCTCCTCGCTCCCTCAGAGATGATCAGGCGTGAGCGTAGGAGACACATGGTGAGCGACTCTATTGAGGGCTGGGCTCACGCTGTGAACCTCCTCATCGAGAGCTATCTACACAGGGGCTACTATGAGGACTATTATGATTTTAAGTTCGATTTTAGCCTCATCAGGAAGAAGGGCGCACCCATCAGCTCAGGCGGGAACGCCCCAGGCCATGAGCCTCTAGCTAAGGCGCTCGAGGAGATTGAGAAGCTCTTGAGCCGTTTGGTGTTGGTGAAGATGCCAAGGCTCAGGTCAATTGATTGCTTCGACATCATGATGTTGTTGTCAGAGGCGGTCCTCTCAGGTGGTGTCAGGCGCTCAGCCTCCATCGCCATATTTGATGAGGATGACCACCTCATGATGGAGTCTAAGACAGGTGAATGGTGGGTTGACCATCCACAGCGCGCCTACGCCAACATCTCAGCGGGGCTGAGTATCACAGAGGCAGACCGCTCGACTGTGGACCAAGTGGTGGAGATGGCGCGCCAATGGGGTGAGCCTGGTGTCCTATGGCAAGCCAACCCACATCATGGGACTAACCCATGTGCTGAGATTGGTCTATTCCCCTACATCATCACAGACCCTAAGGGTGAGCAGGTCACTCATGTCAGCTTGGAGCTCCTTGAGCGTCGTGAGCACTATGAGCGGATTGGCTATGAGTGGACGTCAGGGTGGAGCGTCTGCAACCTCACAGAGATCAACGCCGCCAAGGTCAAGAGCCGTGAGGACTTCCTTGAGGCTTGCAAGGCAGCCGCTCACATTGGGACCCTCCAAGCTGGCTACACTCATCAAGGCTACCTCCTCCTAGCCACCAAGGTCATCCTCAGACAAGAGGCGCTCATTGGCGTCAGTATCACAGGCATGTGTGCAGCGCCTGAGCTCATGTTTAATCCTGAGCTCTTAGAGGAGGGGGCGCGGGTCTGTGTCGAGCAGAACGCCAAGACCGCCAAGGCCATTGGCATCAAGACCGCCTCACGCGTCACCACCATCAAGCCAAGCGGGAACACCTCAACTGTGGCAGGGACAAGCGCGGGGGTTCACCCCTTCCACGCTCGCCGCTACATCAGGCGCATGAGAATCGCGCGGGTCAATCCTGTATGGTCTGAGCTGTGGGCCAAAGTACCTGAGGCGTGTGTGGAGCTCGATGAGCATACAGGCGTTGTGGCCTTTGCCTGTTCAGCTCCTGAGGGGGCTTTAACTAGGGAGAATGACACAGCGCTTGACCACCTCAAGAGGGTGAGGCTTGTCTATCAGCACTGGGTCAAGCCAGGGAGTGAGCAGACAAGGGTTGAGGGTCTGACTCACAACGTCTCCAATACATGCACAGTCAAGCCTGATGAGTGGGCTGATGTAGCTGACTTCTTATGGGATGCAAGGAGCGAGCTCAGAGGCGTGGCGCTCCTTGGTTGGTTTGGTGATAAGAAATATGAGAACGCACCCTATGAGACTGTGGAGGAAGGCTCTGAGTCTGAGCAGGTGTGGTTAAAGCTTGCCAAGATTGATTGGTCAGGTGTAGACCTTCACCATCTTGATTCAGACTACTATGACGCCCAGCTTGAGCCCGCTTGCTCCTCAGGTCAATGCACCATCACAACGTGACACACAGCGCCCTTGTCCTTCTCCTTGTCTGCTTCCTAAGCTATTGGGCTGACCCCATAGCTGAGCGGATTGGAGACAATGCGTGGGCCTTCGCTTTGGTGGCGGTCATCGCTTATGGGGCGCTGGCCTGTTGATATAAGAAGGCCCCTAAGCGCTGAGCCTCTCCTGTTAAAGAGTAGACGCTTAGAGGCCATGTAGATCACCTCGCCGAAAGGTGAGCTCCATTCAAGGAGGCTTATGGGGTACCACCTCAGCGGGTATGCGTCAAGGTTCAGGCTTGATCTTCAGCAAAGGGGAGGTTCTTTAGAAAATACTCATAGGCTGAGGCGAGCTCCTCTGAGGTCTTAGCCATATCTAAATCCTTCATCGCTTGCCTTCTCCTTAAAAGCTTCAGCCAAGCCTCTGAAACAATCTCATTATGCTCAATTATTGACTCAAGCTGACGAACTGAACCAATACGAGAGACACGCAATCTCCTTATGGCGTCTTTTGGCCATCCCAAGCTTCCATTGATTGCCCAAAGTAAATACTCAATCACCTCTTGATGATCAAGAGCACGATGGCCACTGGCTTCAAGTAGCTTACGAGCGCGATTTCGTTTTCTCAGGCGCTTGAGGCGTGCATCCCGCTGATCCTGTGTAAGGTCTTTAAACCATGTGCTTCTGCGGTCAGGCTTCATGTGATCAAACTTTTTACTCATTATCTCCATCTCTTTCATGGGGTGGTGACGTATGCCCCTCCACGCTGAGCCTGAGCTCAGAAGATACCTAAGCGCGCCTCAGTATAGCCCAGGCTCTTGATAGTCTTGAGGAGCTCATCAAGCTCATCAGGGCAGGCGTTGGAGGGCTTGCTCGCCACAGTCCACAGAGCTGAGGCGTAGACCTCAACATCCTTCCATGTCTTGACCTGGGTGGCGCGCTCAGTAACCAGCTTGAGGTCAACCTCATCCCAATCTGACGGCTCAACGCTCCCATCCTCCTCATCTAATGAGCCCATAGTGGCAACATCTAGGAGGCGTGTGACCACATGCTGAGGGGTGGGGCGCTGATCAGGGCTGAGACTCTTGAGCGCGGGTGGTGTGTCAGCGTCCTCAGGTGGCGCGCTCTCAATCGCTTGGTGTTGTGAAGGGGGAGCAGGTGGCGCGCTCACAGGGCGTGGCTGAGTTGTGGGCTCACGGAGCTCCTCACCTAGACTCTCAGCGCTGATCTTGGCGCGCTCGCTGTCGCTCATGTTCATATTGTCAGCCAGCTCGTCAGGTGAATACATCCCGCTGACAGCGTCAGGATAGACCGCCCTCAGAGCCATGGTCAGCGCTCGCGCTCTCAGCATCTGCATTGGCATCTGTGACCAATTACGGTTGCGTGTCAGCCCTTGAGCCTTAGCCATCTCAATGGTGTATGTGAACGTGTGGACGATAGCCTCAGGCTCATCGTGTCGAGCGCACTGGTATGTGCAGTGATCTGTGTCCCATGAGCTGATGAGCATGAAGCGACAGAGCCCAGAGCGCCTGACCACGCCCGCCATAGCGTCAGCGTTGAGTGAGGGCTTACCGCTCAACATGTAGCAATTGGCTTGAGTTACCGCCATGTCCCCACCAAAGTGAGAGCCAAAGGCGGCGTGTAGCCTCAGGCAGTCTTGGGGCTTATTGCTGATTAGTGAGGCAATCTCTTTAGCCTCTGATAGGTTGCGTGGTGTGTAGATAGTCATAGTGTGGCTGCTTTCGTGTGAGTGTGGTGTGGGTCAGATGTTAAGCTTGAGGCGGAGGTCAAGGCGCTCGATACGCTCAGCGCTGTCTTGTCCTCTTGTGACGTACCAGGCGCGCATGATGTGGAACCAATCCCTTGAGGTGAGCTGGAAGGCACGACCAAGGCGAGCGCTGATAAGCTCCTCAAGTGTGTAGCGTGTTTGATTGTGATAGCTCTCAGGGGTGATGGGGTTGATGCTGTCAATAATGTGAAGCTGATGAATGAGGGTAGCAATCTCATTAGGCTGAAGGTGACGAGAGACAAAGGGGAGGCGCTCACGCTTTGGCTCAGGAGCTGGCTTGGTGAGCTTGTCAGCGATGAGAGCAGAGACGCCAAAGGCGATGGCGATAAGACAGCAGAGGAGGAAAGTCATGGTCATTGGTGGAGCTCCTTGGTGATGGTGATGAACATGTCAGGGGTGTAAGTGGTGGACTCTGTGAGGCGGTTGGCTGCCATAGCGATTAAGGTTGCAACCTTGATTGATGGTGTGACTGATCCATTAAGAATCTGGCTCAGGTAGGATCGGTTGACATTGGCTTCTTCTGCCAGGTGACCAAAGTTATATCGACCTGCTTTGAGGTCTCTCTTTAGGCGCTCTTTCATGGTGGCTCCTTGTCATGTGTTGATGATCCCTTGTGCCATGTCTCACACACTAAGTCAACAAATATTTTCACACAGCCAACAAATTAAGTTTGACCGAGCCAAACAAAGACTTTATATATAGAGCACCACAAACGAGAGGAGCTCTTATGAAAGAGTTTGATGTACGTCGGGCGATTGGCCTTGATGAGACTTTAACCACAGCGCAAAAGTATACCCTGATCATGTTGTGTACTCGTCTTGATTGGCATACTTGGACAGGTCAGGTCAGTGCTCGAGATGTTGCCAAGGTGTCAAGCCAAGGTGAGCGACAGGTCAAGCGTCACCTGGCATCACTCAAGAGAGCAGGGTGGCTTGAGCGCATGGTTGAGCTTCGCTCAGATGTCCCACGCCTACACCACAAAGCTGACACCCGCTTAAATGTGGAGCTCGTCAAGAGCATACTTGATGGCCGACCACAGACTACACCACCAGCAGAGGCTGATCCTGTTCATGTCACAAGTGACACTAGTGGCGAAAGTGACACTAGTGGCGAAAGTGACATGGGTGACAAAACAAGTGATCTTGCCAAATCTGTCACTAGTGGCGAAAGTGACACTAGTGGCGAAAGTGACACAGGTGAGGTGTCAGATGTGACACAGGAGGGGTGTCATAAACGCCACTGGGGTAGTGTCATAAGTGACACAGGAGGGGTGTCACTTTCGCCACCCAATATCAATATAGATCAATATAATAACAATAATAATCAATCTAACATCAATAGCTCAGAGCCTGAGCCAGAGCCGCGCGTGAAGCGTGGGCTCCTTGAGGATGGCTTTGAGTGGTGTGAGCGCTGTAAGCGTCACGTCAGCATGGATGAGCCTCACACTTATCCACACTCAAAACTCATCTGTTCTGATGAGGAGCCAACGCCTGAGCAGGTCAAGGCCTTGGAGTGGGATGGAGCTTGGGGAGCTCCTGAGGTCAAGGTCAGCTCAGAGGTCAAGCGAGGTGATTTATTTTATTTTGATGAGATTCATGATGAGCTCAACTACAAGCGTGAGGTCTTAGACATCCTCAATGATTATGGACGTCATGACGTGCGCCTCTGCTTATGGAACCGCCAAGATGGTGACAAGCTATTCAAGGAGATGATGGAAGCCAAGGTAGCTCCACGCTCAGTCATTGATTGGGTGACGGTCTACTATGGAGGTGAGGCCACAGGTGACACACCCTCAAAACCAAAACCACCTACCAGCTTTAAGGTGACTGTTGATCAACAGAGGAAGATACTAGAAGCTGACCAAGCATGGATGAGCGGCGCGACGAATGGAGACAGTAACGCATGGTGAATTACAACGGCCTCAACGCTGAGAACTTCCCACCCTCAGAGTGGGTGAGCTCCTCAGGCTACCTCTCAACAAATCCCCTCCCCTACTGTGATCAATGCACAGCTCACGATGGGTGGGTCTATACTGAGCGAGATGGGGAGACAGCGCCCACCGCTAAGCGTTGCCCAATCTGTCACCCGCTCAGGAAGCGCCTTGAGCGCCTCGAGGAGGCCAAGCTTCCCTATGTGGCTCATCAGCACACCATCACAGGCTATGAGTGGGACAGCCCTGAGCAAAAGGAGCGGGTGGGCGCTGTGCTCGATTGGATACATGGCAACACTCAGCCACTAGACCCACCCGCCGTGATGCTGTGGGGAGCTCCTGGGAATGGTAAGAGCACCATCCTCCACATCCTAGTCAAGCATGCTGTCTTTCAAGGGAAGCGCGCGCTGTTCCTCACTCATGAGGGTTGGTTCACCGACCTAAGGGCATCATGGAAGGCTGAGGGGCTCAACCTTCATCAGATACTCGAGCGTGTTGACCTCCTATGTCTTGATGAGCTTGGAGGGCTTGGAGGCGGTGGACGTTGGTCAGATTGGTATAAGTCACAGACTAGAGAGATGATAGGCGCTATCTATGACAGGTGGGCAGCTAAGAGCCTCGCTGTGGTCTGCACCTCCAACCTCACTCCCAGAGTCATCACTAAAGACCTCTGTGACAATAACAGCGCTGTGAGGTCTAGGCTTGGCGCCATCTTTGGCAAGCCTGTGAAGATGGTAGGCCATGACAGGCGCGCTGGCGTGGATGATGGGTGGGGTTAAACACAGTAGCACATGAGGCGGCTCATCCCATCCAACTCCATCACGAGCTCCCTGACCGCATAAGCATAATCCCTTATCTCTGACTGTGAGTGAGGGGCAAGCCTGAGCTTGAGGAAGTGGATGAGGGCATGGAGTGAGCAGGTCCAATAGCACTCTGACATGAGACTGAGGGGAAGCACAGCGCGCGCTTGCTCCTTAGCCACACCCGCCTTGAG